CGTCAAGACTGCTACCGTGACAACACGATCAAGTGGGTATTGAAGTCGCTCCGCGAGCTTGGCCTCCGGCAAGAGACGCTCGACATGATGCAGAATCACGCGGCCAATATCTCGATAGTAAAGAAGATCATCGGGAAGAAGGCACGATGCTATCGCGGCGGGGTTCTTCGCGGTACTCGAGACGAATCAACGACCAGCCAGATCATGGCCCTAGCGTCAGTGCTCAACATCAACAGCACGATGAAGAAGGCCGATGCGATGAGCGAGCTGCACAACAACGCTCTGGTCATGATCCTTCCATCAAAGACTCCAGAGGGTCGCGTCCGTCAGGAGACCACAGTGCTTGGCCCTTGGCAGTACGATGTGATTGAGGATGCGAGAAACCCAGAGAAGCCAGCCTGCATCATCCTGTCAGAGTGGCACGACAAGAATGGAACTCAGTCATTCAACACAGACCAGATCCAGGCAATCGATTCGACCGATGTCTCTGAAGACAAGGTCATTGCCAGAGGTCCGCACTCATCCGATATGGATGAAGCAGAGACTTACATCTGGTGGACCAGCCGGTACCACTTCACGACCGACTCATCTGGTAAGATCATCCGTAAATATTCTCCAGAGAATCTCGCGAACCCGATCAACATGATCCCGGCTGTCTCGATCGATAAGAATCAAGACGGCGCTTATTGGGGATCTGGCGGCGAGGACTTGGTTGATGGAGCTGTGCTCGTAAACCTTCTATGCTCAGACATGAATCACATCATGTACATGCAGGGATGGGGACTGCTCGTGCTGTCAGGACCAAACATCCCAGACACTTACGAGATCGGAACCGGCAAGGCGCTTGTTCTCAAGACCAACGAAGGCCAGACTGCACCGAAGGCTGAGATACTTTCGACCAACCCTCCGATCGATTCGTGGCTCAAGGTGATCGAGCAGTACGTTGCGATGCTCCTCACAACGAACGAGCTTTCGACTTCGGCAGTTGCACTGAAGCTCGATGCGGCAAGTTTCCCATCAGGGATCGCGATGCTCATCGATAAGTCTGAATCCGTTGGATCTATCGACGATAAGCGTCACACGTTTGCGCATGGTGAGCGGCGGGTGTGGAAGATTGCTGCCGGATGGCAGAACATCTATGCAAACTCGACGACTCCGCTTGACGGTGAGTTCGCTGAGATTGGACCAGTGAAGCCAGACGTTGAAGTCAACACGCGCTTCCAAAGCGAGGAGCAGGTTGTCACGGAAAAGGAAAAGCTCGAGATCCTGAAGATGCGTAAGGAAATAGGCCTTGCCACTCACCTAGACATCATCAAGGCCGACAACCCGGCGATGACTGAAGAAGAAGCGCAGGCAAAGCTCGATCAGATCAAGGCCGACATGAAGACGGCCGCTTCACAGGCCACAGAGATCATTACAAAAGGCGATAAGTCAGTGATTGAAAAGCCTGCTGACGACTCCGAAGACACTGGACAAGAAAAGAAATAGGCCGGAAGAATGTCGCTATATGAAACACACACTGCAACAGATCGTCGATTTCAGAATCCTTGAGGCTTACGAGTCAAACAAGTTTAATGTGACAGCAGCTGCGAAGGAGCTCGGTATCGGCCGGGCCACTCTTTACCGACACTTGCGGAGGCTTGATGTCTATCAAGAAAGTTGCGTTCGAGTTCGACCCGTTCGCTGAACTTGGGATTGAACCTCCGAAGTCAAAGCGGGATCGCGAGGAGGCGCTCGAGAAGATCGCCGAACTCGTTAAGACTGAGGTCCTTTCGTTCGTTGCTGAAGGCAAGAGTCCTGTCGCTGGCGGGCCATGGAAGCGCTCACTCAGTCCAGAGTACAAGAAGCTGAAGGGCAAGGAGTCGAGCTCAAACTTCGCCAACATGGAATTGACCGGCGACATGCTTGACGCTCTTGACGTTGTTAAGAAGAAGGGCACAACCCTATCTCTTCAGATCGCAGGCAGCGAGGCACCAAAGGCCGACGGCCACAACAACCACTCTGGAGAGTCCAGTCTCCCCGAGCGACGCTTCATTCCCAAGGAAGGCGAGACGCTGAAGAAACAGATCTGGTCTGACGTGAAGCGCATCCTTGAGGAGTACGAGGATGGCTGATTGGCAGTCAAAGTTCAAAGCCGACCTGAAGAAAGAGATCGAGGCGGCGGCCAAGAAAGAAATCGATCAGAAGCTCACGCCGTCTGCACTGAAGACAATCGGATTCAAAGTCATTGAACGGATGAAACAACAGATCTCCCGCGGCATCAGCCCAGTCGAAGGCTTCGGCCGGTTCCCGGAATATAAGTCCAGGACCGCAAGGCGATCAGCCAAAGAAACCAGAAAGCAAGCACGCAATCTTCAAAAGGCAGCCCGCTCAACCAGCAACAAGGCCATCAAGAAGTCGATCAGAGCACGAGCTAAGACACTGCGCGGCATTGCTCAAGGACAGGCGAAGAGGGGATACCCGGACAACCTTCCAGAAATCGTGAAGATCGCTACTGGCAAGAAGGCTAGGCCAGTGAACCTGAAACTGTTCGGCGACTTCCTCGATGCGCTCGACGTTAAGCTAGAGAGTAAGCGGATATTGATCGGCTATTTTGAAGAGTCAGAGGCCATCAAAGAGCGCGGTCACCGTGAGGGCGCCAACGGCCAGTATGTGCGCCCAACGATCCCGATGAAGGGCGAGCAGTTCAATGCTTCGGTCCAGGCTGAGTTACTCAAGGCGATTGACCAGGTCCTAAAAAAGCGACTGTAATCTTTACAAACTAACTTCCTTCAAGGAGTATTTGTATGGACGATCAGAACAACGACGCCACTGGTGACGATAAAACCACCAACGAGAAACCGAACGAGCAGTTAGCGCTTGACGATAAAGGTGGTACGCCGAACGAGGCTGAAGCCTTTCGAATCGAAATCCTCAAACTCAAGCGTGAACTCCAGGCTTCAACCAAGAAACTGAACGACGCAGAGGCAGCAAAGCTGGAAGCGTCTGGCAACTTCAAGAAGCTATGGGAAGAAGAACGAAAGCAGCGTGAAGATCTTGAAACGAAGCTCAAGCAAAACACGTCGGCATTCGTTGAGACGCACAGACGAGCAGCGGCCAAAGATGCACTAATCAAAGCCGGTCTTCGTACAGATGCGATCAAGCTCATCGATTCGGTAGGAGTTGACGGCCTCGAGGTTGAAGTCACCGACGGTGAGTTCAAAGTCCTAGGCACCGAGACACTCGTTTCAAAGTACCGGCAAGAGTTCCCTTTCATGTTCACAAGCAACGCTCCGAACGTGAATGCAGGAACCGGCGCAAGCAAGACCGGACAATCGAGCGGACCAGTATCGAAAGGCGATCTCTGGGCCATCGAAAAGAAATACGGTTCAGCGTCATCAGAATATCGCTCGGCAGTGATGAGCTTGATGGCCCAAAAAAAACAGTAAGCCTTACCCGCAGGAGGGATTGAATGGCAGACGCAATGTTCAAGTCAGATGTAGAGGCAGCGGCAGCGATTCCAGAGATTTGGTCGTCGGCGTTTTATCCAACGCTTGTCGAAAAGCTCCCGTTCGCATCTTCTGTTGCGACAGATTATCAAGGTGAGATCCGACAGCTTGGCGATACCGTCAACATCACGTCGTTCCCACAGTTCGACGAAGCTGAGGAGATCCTTGAGGGTCAAGCGGTTGAAGCTGAAGCAACAACTCTCAGCAACATCCAGCTCATCATCAACAAGCAACTCGCGAAGGACTTCATCATCACTCGCAAGGCTGACATTCAGTCTCTTGAGATCATGAACGCATTGCGTGATTTGGCTCTGCATTCTGTGCTTAAGAAGATGCAGAAGATCATCATCGCTGCGATCGTTCCTTCAACATCGCCTGACCACACAATCGCGTTCGACTCTGGAACCACTCTCCAGCTCGCCGACATCTTGGAAGCCAAAGAGCTCCTCGACAATTCGGACGTTGAAGAAGCCGGCCGCCAGATGATCCTTGGCGCAGCGCAGTGGAACGATTTGTTCAACATCGCTGGTGTTGTGTCGAGCCAGTTCGGAGCGAGCGGTTCGCTGTCGAGCGGTCAGGTTACTGCACCGATCATGGGCTTCCAGGGCAAGTGGACTTCTGAGGTAGGCAACGTGTCGTACTTCATGCATCCGCTCGCTATCGAGATGGCTGTTCAGCAAGATCCGACTCCTTCGGTTCACGACCTTGGTGCTCAAGGTATCCGCGGCACTCGCGTGAACATGGAAGTTCTGTTTGGATTGAAGCAGGCTTCTGACCTTCGCGTTGTGACAATCGGCTAATCAAAACCGTTCCCAGTTGCAGTCTTCGGCCTGCCACTCGCTTTCGATGTGAAACCAAAAAATAGGAGACTTTTAAAATGAAAATGATTCTCGGACTTTTCGCCATCTTGATGGCAATCGGTTTCGGCGGTACGGCTGAAGCTCAAGCAGTGAAGCAGTCGTTCCAGAAGCAGGTTCACTTTGCAGTGACCGGCTGTGCGGCTGGCAATCAAGGTAACTCATACGCTGCGCCGAAGTGTTTCGGTGACGTTGACGTGTGGGCTATTCCAGCCGGCGTTGTGATTGAGAAGGTTTATACCATCATCGATACAGCCATCACTGGAACAACTGACTTCGACATCGGCGACGATGACCAGTCGGACGACTTCCTTGACGGATCGGTATCGCTCACAATCGGTACAGCTGGAATGTACGGTTGGAACGCAAAGGTTGCTGGAGCATACCTCCGCGTTCAGACTGCCGGTGCTACTGATGCTGCTGACATCTATGTGGTTCCGAACGCGAAGTATTACTCGGCTTCTGGCAAAGAAGTGAAGATGGATGCGACCGGCGCTGCGACTGCAGGCCAAGCACGTATCGTGATCGAGGGATACTACGTTGGACCGAAGCAGCCGTAACGTGATCTCATGAGTGGCGGGGAATGATCCCCGCCTCAACACTGGAGCCAACAAATGATGCTTATCATACCGAGCCAATCAACATCTGTTTTGAAGCTCAGCTTGTCGACTGGTTCGCCGACGGATCACGAGATCCTTCCAGGTGATTCTGTGTCGGCAATCACGAGCTCGCCATCAGCTAAGACCTGGAGTTAAAACGTGATCACCGGCCAACGAGTAGTCTTGAGCGACAACTTGGTGCTTTCTGACTTGTCTCGTTCGGTCGGTGATTTGTTCGCCGGTTCTTCAACTTTGGCAATCGTCGCGGCCGAGGACGCTTTGTTCATCGGAAGCGATCAGCCTTTCAATCATCGGTATTTCAAAGTCTCAACAGCCAACACATCTGCCTCAGTGGCCTCTGTCTCTATCTGGACAGGATCGGCCTTCGTTGCAGCTGTTGACGTAATTGATTTCACATCTGTCGGCGGCAAGACGCTCGCTGCGTCTGGCATCATCCAATGGACCACGAGCAGGACATCTGGATGGAGCAGAGCCTCTGACTCTGCCAACGTCACTGGTCTAACTGGGACCGCCATCTATGACATGTTCTGGGTGAAGATCACATTCTCTGCAGATCTTCTAGCCTCGACCGCGGTCTCCTACATTGGTCACAAATTCTCAGACGACTCACTGATGGGCGGTTACTATCCTGACCTTCTCCGGTCAAAGGTGATGACTGCGCACACTTCAGGAAAGACAAGCTGGGATGAGCAACACGTCTTGGCGTCTGAGGAACTGATCCGGGATCTGAGAAAGCGCCGGTATGTTTCATCAGCATCGGAAGTCTTTGATTGGGAACTGTTCGCGGTTCCTGCCATGCATAAGTGTGCTGCCATCATCATGGGCGGCATGGGCGAGGATTACGTGGACCGCGTGATCGATGCTCAGGAATCATACCAGAATCAACTCGAGAACACTCTTGCCGGTCTTGATCGGAACAATGACGGCCGACTTAGTATCGAAGAACGAAAGCCGGTCGTTGGAATCAGGAGGGTCTAGGTGTCTGTGATCTCTACAGCCTATGACCAGATGATCTCAAGACTTGGAACTCTGTTTCCGGTAACGTCGGCTACCTATCAGCGTCTTTCGAATCCATACGATCTTGAATCGAACGCCAGCACTCTACTCGACCAGGGTTGGGGTCTGACGATCGGTCCAGGTTCAAATAGCAATCGACAGCTTTGCAGTGTGGTCACAACTCTCAGAACAATGAGCGTCGTTCTGACCAGGGCCGCAGATGCTGGAGAAAATGACGACGCAACACGCGATGGCGTGGTCAAGGCTTTGCTTGAAGATGCGCGATCAGTCGTCAATGATTTTGAGAGGAACGTCCGTCTCGATACAACCGACACGAACTGTCGATTCGTTTCAGATGGCGGCGTTGAATCTTTCGGAGGTTCTGAAGGTTCAATGTATTACGCAATCAGGCTCACGTTTGAAGCCGAAATATTTGATGCGCCCTAGGGGGGGAATATGTCACTTGGAAGCTCACGTTCGAACGTACTAGGGATCAAGGAAGAAACCACAGAAGGCACGCTGATTGATCCAGCGGCAACAACAGACTTCGTTGCGCTCCAGCCAGACGTGTCTCTGACTCCATCGTTTGAGGTTCTTTCAAACGACGAGATCCGCGCGTCGATTGGTTCAGCAAAGCCGATTCAGGGTCTTGAATCTCCAGAGATCAGTTTCTCTCATTACCTGAAGGCTTCAGGAACAGAAGGCACAGCGCCTGAAATATCTGAAGTCATCGAGTCAGCGTTTGGAACTATGACCGCGAACGGGACAGAGCGCTCGACAACTTCTAGCTCGACCGTGTCATTGGTGAAGCTCGCTGCTGGCGGTTCTGACTTCTCTCGCGGATTCGCGATGCTTGTGAAGGATGGAACGAACGGCTATTCGATCCGGAATGTGCTGTCGATGGCGACGAACGATGCGACACTTGCTTTCAATCTCGCCAATGCTCCGGCATCAGGCGTAGCGGTTGGTAAGTGCGTGAACTACAGTCCTGCAAACTCAGGACATCCATCGTTCTCAGCGCACCTATACCGCGGTAACGGTCACGCTGTTGAGGCAATCGCCGGATGTCAGACCACTGACTTCGGATTCAATGCGCAGGCTGGCCAGCTGATAAATGCGAACTTTACGGCTCAAGGGACGAAGTATTTCTTCAACCCGATCCGCATCGCTTCAACAGATCAATACCTAGACTTTCTTGATGATGCGACGACTCGTGCGGCATCGATCACAGCGAAGGTCTATCGCGATCCATACGAGCTAGCGACAGCGCTTCAGGATTCGATGAACTCGCTTGGTTCAACGAACACGTTTACAGTCACCTATTCATCGACCACTGGTAAGTTCACACTGGTTTCGGATGGAACAACATTCAGCCTCTTGTGGAACAGTGGAGCAAACACGGCGAACACGATCGGCGACAAGATCGGATTCTCTGTTGCTGCCAACGACACTGGCGCTCTGACATATACGTCAGATAACGCACAGACATATTCTGCGCCTTACACTCCGGCGTTTGACTCGACCGATCCAATCGCTGCGAAGTATCTTGAGATCCTTCTCGGTGACGAGACAGACACGACGTGCTTCTGTGCTCAGACGGTTGACGTGTCCATGTCGATCACTAAAGCAAACGTGCTTTGCATGTGCGCTGAGAGTGGCGTTCAGCAGAAGCTTGCGACTGGTCGCCAGGTCACAATGACGATCACGGCGCTCCTCGACAAGTACGAGGCGAAGATGTTCCAGCGCTTCCGGTCTAACACCGAAGTCGCTGCAGCGTTCAACTTCGGACCGCGCTCTGGCGGTAACTGGGTTGCAGGACAGTGCGGCAACTTCTTCTTGCCGAATGCGGTTGTGTCGATCTTCGAGCTGACTGATCTCGATTCAGTCATCGGCCTCAATTTGGAATTGACAGCGTTCGTCGACTCGAGTGGCAATGGAGAAGTTTACCTAAACTTTCTCTAGGAGCTTCGATGGTCATCGTATTCATGTCTGCATCTATGAAGGCGGGGGAGAATTCTCCCGCCGAATTCGTTGGATCAATCAAGGTAAAGGTTCCAAACTTCTCCGAGCGCCTTCGCCTTCAGGCAGAGTTCGCAGGAAAAGATGCCGGCGATTCTGTCGCTGGACGTCTAGAAATAGTCGCGGCCTTGGCTGATAAAGTTCTGCCAATGATTCAGGAAGTGGACATTGCGACTGCTGATGGTTCGGCTGTTGCTAAAACAAGTGAAGAGATGTTTAACAATCCAGCGTTTGATAAGTTAACGGCAGAGATCGCACTCGCAGCACTTCGAGGCTTCGCGGGAAACTAGAGCCGGCGATCAGGGCGCAGGTTCGAGCGTTGTATCACAAGCAACGCTTTGAGAACGAAGCGCTCTGGCTGGTCGCCGAGTATAACCAACGTCGAAGACTTAGGGCCGTGGGGTTGACGCAAGACCTGTCGACGGTTGATGCTTTCAGAGGTGAGGCGTTTCTCATCATCTCTGATGAGATAGATTCGCTCGAGGCAAAGGCCAGAGAGAAGGCCGAGAAGAGTTCGAAGCGGAGGTAAGTCTTGTCTATCTCAGTTCCAGTCGACATAGACCTGCAGATCAAGAAAGCGATTGAAGACACCAACGATCTAGTCGCTGGCGTGAACAAGTCTCTCGGAGGTATTGAGAAGCAGGCGAAGGCAACTGGTCTCGCGGTGAGTGGCATCGCCTTCGTTGAGATCACTCGTGCTGCAATTGATTTTGGAAAGACCATCGTCGGAGTATTTCAAAGCGCGATCGAAGAAGCCACTGAGGCAGATGCAGCGGTTCAGGGCCTTTCGTCTTCATTGAAGGCGGCAGGTGACTTCTCACAGCAGAACGTCTCTGCGTTTGAGGATCTGGCAAAAGGTATTGCAGAAGTCTCAAGGTTCAGTGATGAAGCAGTTCTTGGCGCATTCAGGATCGGCAAGCAGTTTGGACTGACGAACAGAGAGACGGCAAAGTTTGGAAAGGCCGCTGTTGAGCTGGCTACTTTTCTAGGTCAAGACCTCGATACCACTGCCCGGCAGCTTGGACAGACATTTGATGGAACTGCTGGGCGATTGGCTGAGCAAGTTCCACAATTGAAGAACTTGTCATCTGCTGCACTTCAGGCTGGCGGCGCTCTTGGCGTGGTACTGAAGGTCGCAGGCGGAAGCGGTGAGCGTGATCTAGATAAGTTCGGCACTCAAGTGATAAAGCTCCAGCAAGCCTTTGGCGACATATTCGAGGAGCTTGGCAATTCGATCGTAAAGAATCCGGCAGTCATTGAAGGATTGAAGATCATTACAAAGCTGTTTGGCGACATCGCCAAGGCCGTTGCTGACAATGATGAGGCTTTCAAATCATTCATTTCAGGAAGCCTATCTGCACTCGTTAAAGGGTTCTATATTGTCTCGCAAGTCGTTGAGGCAGTGAACACCGCGTTCTATAACATCGCGAAATTTCTTGAGCCAGCCGTTCAGGTTCTTGAGTCATTCGGTAAAGCGACTGAGGCATTGAAGAAAGGCGACGTGCGCGCCTTGGCCCGTTCGCTCGACATCGTCACGGCCACTCGTGATCGGTTCAAAGAGATCGACAAGCTAGCAGAACGTGACACGAAAATATTCGACAAGTTCAATACCGCTCTGTCAGACGTCCAGGGCGCCATCGATCGAGCATCTACATCGCAGAAAAAATTCAATAAAGAACTGAAGTCAGGATTCGATGACAATCGGCCAACCATCGGTCGGAAGATCGAACGCGAGATGGAAGCGGCCGCGGCCGAATATTACAAGCTGAAAGAACAAATCGACAAGGATGCAAAAGAACGCATCGCGGCTATTGTCCAGAATCCAATCAAAGCGATCTCTTCAAATAGAGAGAATACACTCAAGCTCAACATTGAAACACAAGAAGCAACTGCCGCAATGCTTGGCATAGTTTCAAATGTGATTCAAGGTCGGCAAGGTGCCGTTAACTTGATTGCAGCTGGAGCCGAACAGGCCGGTAAGTTCTTTCTTGGCATTCCAGGATTCGGCGAACTATCAAAGCTCTTGTCGCAAGGTCCTGAAGAGATCAAGAAGGCAGTCACGGCCTTTGCAGATGCAATTCCTGATGTAGTAGTTGCCATTGCTGAAAGCATCCCAGTGGTTCTTGAGACGCTAGCGGATAAGCTTCCAGACATCATCGAGAAGCTAGCCGAAAGATCAGATCGAATCGCGCTCGCTCTGGCGAAAGCAATGCCTCTTGTCGCAATCGCTCTTTCAAAGTCAGTCGCTGAAGGTGCTCGTCGTTTTATCAGCGAGATCATCAGAGGTGCCGGGGAGTTCATCGGAAAGATTCTTGAAGGCGCCGGCAAGTTCATCGAGGAACTCGTCAACAGAATAGGCGAAGCGCTTCAAAGACTGGTCGACAATCTGAACCCAGTGAAAGGTGTTGGCGGCGGGATCGGCGGGGCGATCAAAGGCATCGGCTCTGTAACGGCTGGCAATGTTGGCGGTGACTTTGGCAGGATATTGAACCCGGTTGGATCAATTGCAAGCGGTGCGACGAATGCAGTGGTTGATGTTATTTCGGGACTGTTCAAAGGTGGGCCCGGAGCTGGCGGGGGATTTGGCGGCCCATCATTCTCTTCTCAGAAAGGTCAGCAGTCTGCCGCTGTTGTGAGGGTCCAGATCGGACAGCGTGACCTAGCAACGGCGATTCTTGATCTCAACAGGCAAGGATTCAGAACATGAGCGTCAAGGTATGTTATCCGAACTATTTCTCATCTGAACGATACTCGACACTGACGGCATCGAGCGCAGCTACAGGGTTTGCCGTGACGAATCTCGAAGGTACGGTCAGACGGTCAAAGGTCTGGCGCTCAGCTGGATACTTCAACGTCACGTCATCAAACAACGTGATCAGGTTTCGAGATGCAAGCGGTGGAGCTGACAAGGACGCAACGATTGCGGTCGCTGAGTACACAACCGATGCAGCATTCCTTGCGGCCGTTGATACTGCCATGGAGGCCGCTGGTTCCGCGAACTATACAGTGACCAGAGACTCCACTTCGAAGAAGCTCACGTTCAACTCTGATCTAAGTGGCGGCGCATCAGCCTTTGAGCTTCGCTGTGCAGACGCCGCTTTCACTGCGCGGACATTGCTTGGATTTGAGGCAGTAAACACGTCTGGATCTGGAACATACACGACAGACAATGTAAGAATTCACACCGACGAATTCATCGTGATCGATCTTGGCGTCGCATTCAATCCGAAGGCTTTCGCTTTGTTCGGTCCAAGGAATGAACCAGTCAGGATCTCTCAGACGGCGACCGTGAAGATCCAGGGGAATGCAACGAATACATGGACTTCGCCGGCCTACAGTTCAACGCTAACGCACACTGACTTTGGGATGGCGGTCTATAGCTCAACCGGCATCCACACGACTGGTCTTCGATACTGGCGGGTTCACATCCAGGACGTCGACAATTCGCGCGGCTACATCGAAATATCGTCGCTTTTTCTTGGCGATACGCTTTCGCTGACTCAGGGCTGTCCACAGTTCCCTCTCGACATAAACGAGATCGATCTGTCAAAGGTCACTCGCACAATGTCCGGGGCATCGTTTGCGGCCATGATGGGCCGGACGATGGAAGTCGGTCTCGACTGGCAGTTTCTTACAAAGTCTGAAATTGAAGCGATGCGCGATCTTTACGCAGACGTATCTCTCGGGATTCCGTTTCATCTGATCCTTGATCCTGACGAGGTATTCTCCACCGACATGGAGCGCTGGGTTCTTCAGGTTCTATTCTCTGAACCGATGCCGTCAAAGCTCGATCGACCAAACCAGTGGTCGTCGGACTGGGCAGTAGTTGAGGACGTATGAGCTACGCTGTCGTGGGCGAGGTATTGAAGACTGCAGACATGGCGGCTTCGCCTCCGACTTTCTTTCATAGATTCGACGTCAACCGAATGATGGAGCTGAAGGCTGTTCGTCTTCAGATTGTGAAATATGGAACACCTTCTCTTTCTTCTCTCGGTATTGATCTTCGCTCTGGCTATCAAGTTAGCTCTGGAGGACGGGGGTTTATAGCCACGGCCTCAACCACATACACGCTTTCCCAGATCAGCACCGCGAACTATTCGTGCGCTGAGATATTCTTCGAGTTCGATCAAGCGCCTTTGCTCGCGCCGAATGTTGAATATACGCTGAATCTCACGGCAAGCGGCTACACCGGAGATGATGACAATCATTTGGCATGGGTTAGGACCTATCCAGATCCGATCGTCTCGTTCACTGGTTCCACGACCTATGAGCAGCTGAACCGCTTTCCGTTCCATGTGGCGCTCATCACTCGTGAGGTGCGGCGATGAGCTACGCTTCAATGGTTGACCGCGGCGGGAAAGACGTCTTCGTCTTTGCAAAGCTCAGTCGGAAGCGAAGATTCTCTGGCGCTGACATGGTCTTCGATGGAGTCGAATCAAAATACTATCTTTCATTTTCGTTAGGTGAGGTCGAGTCCGTTGCACTCACGCCGACTGCATCTGCTGAACCAATGGGCAGAGTTGAGCTGACTGAGGAGTCAAGTCTTGCGGCTCTTGGATCTGGCGAATGGTTCTTTGATGAAACTCAAGACCGGCTTTACTTCGGGGCCTTCATTGATTCAGAAGGCGGGGCATTGGCCGACGATACGCTTACCACAATTGTGGTAGAATATTGGACATTCGTTTCAAGTTCGGACATCGGCTGGTTTGAAGTTCCGACCGATGACACAACGGAGCAGGTTCGATGGGCCGGATGCATCTCGGAACATCCAGAGATTGCAAAGTCAGCGGCCGATCATTTCGCTGGGTTTACTCCGGTCGAGATATCTCCTCTCATTGTCGCATGGCAGAACACAGACCTTTTCGAAAATGCATACTCAGACTCATACGCCGACTGTTCGGCTGAGATCTGGACAGCGCTCGGATCGATCGACACCACTAGGATCAGGAAGCTGTTCACTGGGAAGATTAAGGGTGTTCAGATCACTGACACAGAAATGCGATTCAGTCTCATTGAGGATTCGGCAATTTTTGAGCGGTCATTCGTCGGTAGGCCATACGAGGATGAATCGACAGCGCTTGATCCGAATGCCACTGGACAGATGATTCCGCTGATCTACGGGCTCACTCGATGGATCAAGGCGATCAATATCGACTACATCAATGCTAGCCCGACAACGTCTGATAACAGGACGTGGGCTGTGCATGATTGGGAGTTCGGAAGTGCTGAAGCTACCTTCACGCTTACCGGCGCCACATCTCTTGGCGGCGGAGTTTACACGGTAACGATGAGCGCAGCTGATGCGGCGAAGATGATTCACACCCAGCGCGCAAAGCGTAACTCTGGCGGGGAGTGGGTCACTATAACAAAGACTGCCGGGGTGTTTGAGATGAACACTGGCGGCGCCTTCACCCCTGCAAACGGGCAGGTGTTCACGCGGCCATCGATCCAGGAGTATTACTTCCAGGTCCCGTCAAAACAGAATGCGGTCCAGAACTGGTATCCATCGTCGAGCGCCACAGTTTCAAGCTCAGTGGTTGGCAACTGCCTTTGCGCAGTTCTTACAACAGGCTTTGAGTCAGCGGCCACAGCGCTTGGTCTCACGACAATCGATCCAGATGACTTCGAAGTTTGGGTTAAGTGCATCGGCCCAGACGTTGAGCAAACGCTGGACAGCGCATACTTCGAAGGCGACGGCCCGTCGGAAGTCGGGGCCTTGCTCTGGTATCTGAAGAACATCGTGGGCCTTTCAGATTCAAGGATCAATGTCGATTCATTCAACGATGCGCTCGCCGCTCGGCCGATCAATGCCTCGAATGAAGGGAACGTCGCGAACTTCATAACGCCGTTCACTGGATACGAGCCGGAGAAGCATCGGGATGTGATCGGCCGACTGCTCATGCAGATCGGTGCGGTTGGATACTTCAATGCTGATGGTGAGTTCACGATCAAGTGCCGCGATGCTTTCGCAACTGCGGACTGGGAGTTGACCGATGCTGAGATCGAGGTCGATTCGTTTGAGTACGAGCTTTCGCAGGACGACTGCCGTTCGTTCATATTGAACGCTGCGACATCATACCTTGGGAGCGCCTACACGACGACGACAGCCAAGCCATCAACGACCACGACCAAGATCAGGTTCTCTGATGGGCCAAGCGGCGGTCCAGTTTCAAGCGATGAGGGATTCTCTTGGATGAATGCTCCGACTGAGTCGATTGAACTTTACGACGTGAACAAAGACACGCAAGCGTCTGGCCGGTATCTTGGCCGGTATGGTCTAGATCGGATCGCGACGTACTACGGTGCGCGGCGGGGGATCGCAAGACTCCGCGCGTTCGGTGAGATCATTGATGCTGTTCCTGGCGAGACGGTTTCAATCTCCCGCGAGATCATGCCGGGGTTTACTTACGTTCCAGGAACGTTGCGAACTCGACAATTCTTTATCCTCGAAGTTCGGCGAACCGGCGACATGGTTGAAATGCTGATCGAGGATCAATACTCTATCGAAGAAGCTGGGGGATTTTAATGGGCACAAGATTCTATGACTTCACGAGCGCCTTCGATCAGGTCTCTGCTCCTACCGGGTCGACTCCATCAGGAACCTCCGACTTTGTAACAGTCGGATATGGTGTTTCGAACTATGCTAGATATATCGACACGATAGCAAACCTCAAGGCTGTGTCCAGTTCATACCGTGCAGACGGTGTGGCGATGTGGGTTGATGAATTGCTTTCGTGGTTCTATTTCGATTCAGCATCGAGCGCTACTGGAGATGATGAGAACACCATCACGCCAAGCTCAGGATCGGGGCGCTGGCTCAGAATGCAGATGAAAGGTTTCGGCGCTGTTCAGAACGTGGCAACAGCTGCCACGATCGCAGCGATGGCGTCGAGCACTCCGGTCGTTCGCCTTACTGGATCAACCACGACCGACATTCAGGGCATAACCGCTGGAGTTGGCGAGCAGATCCTTGAGCTCTACAACGCATCGAGTGCAG